CCATAAATAGTAGTAATACCACCAAGATTGTGGTATAATTACTATTATGGGTGCAAAAAATCTACATTTAGAACACTTAGAAGACGAGATTATCAATCAAGGGATTGATGGTGGTCGTGGAGCTATAAACTTTTTACAGGGTCTTAGGGACATGTTGAAGGGTAATTCCAAATCAAGTGTCAATATGACTGTTAAGTGGGACGGAGCTCCTGCTATTTTTTGTGGTCAACACCCCGAAACTAATCAATTCTTTGTTGCAAAGAAATCACTCTTTAACAAAGAACCCAAATTTTACACTTCAGAATCAGAAATCAAAAATGCAGACGAATTAAGTGGTGCATTAAAAGAAAAATTCTTAACTTCATTTCAGTGTTTATCTAAACTATCTTGGAATACAATCATGCAAGGTGATTTAATGTATACCAACGATAAGAAAATGCAGAAGATTGACGGAAAGTCTTTTGTCACATTTCAACCTAACACAATCATGTATGCAGTCAATGTAGAATCAGACTTAGGTAAAAAGATTGCAAACTCTAAAATGGGAATAGTATTTCACACTACCTATAGTGGTGGAACCATAGAAGACCTATCTGCAAGTTTTGGTGCAAACATATCCAAACTAGGAAACAGTTCAGACGTATGGATTGACGATGCAACGTATAAAGATGTCAGTGGTAAAGGTTCAATGACTGCAAAAGAAACACTTGCACTTACACAAGAATTATCTAAAACAGGTAAAGCCTTTCATGGAATCAAAAGAAAAGACTTAGTTAAGTTCATGGAAATACAAGGTGAGATAGGTAGAAAAGGTGCTGGTGCATCATACAAAACATATTGTAATACACTTATTAGAGGTGGTTCATATAAACCAACCTATGACGGATACATGAAACACTTTGAGAACTATTGGAGAGACAAAGTAGTTGGTAAAGTCAAAACAGAAAAGACTAAAGAAATCAAAAGAGAAATCGGTGAACAACTCTATAACGAACTTAGAAGTTTAAAGAAAATGATAACTAATCTTACTTCATTTATGGGACACTTGGTTGTTGCAAAACAAATGATTATAGAATCCCTAAATAGAGTAAAGAGTATCGGAACTTTTAAAAAGACTGCAAATGGTTTCGAGGTAGTAAACCCCGAAGGATACGTTGCAATAGATAAAACAGGAAGTGCAGTTAAACTCGTAGACAGAATGGAGTTTGCATTCAATAACTTTACTGCACAAAAGGCATGGGACAAGTAATGAAATCATTTAATTCATTCCTAACAGAAGCAAAAGACAAGGGTGCAGTGTTTACCTTTGGTAGATTTAACCCGCCAACCACTGGACATGCAAAGTTAGTTGCAAAACTTAAAAAAGAATCAAGAGGTGATGACGTTCTGTTATTTACCTCACACTCAAATGACAAGGTAAAAAATCCACTATCACATAAAGATAAAATCAAATACCTCAGAAATTTCTTTGGAAAAATTGTTGCAGACGTAAATGCAAGAACAGTATTTGAGATTGCAACAGAATTACATAAGAAAAAATATAAAAGAATCTCTATGGTTGTTGGGTCAGATAGAATTAGAGAATTTGAAACACTACTAAACAAATACAATGGTGTAAAAGCAAGACACGGATTCTATAAGTTTGACGAAATCAATATCATATCTGCTGGTGAGAGAGACCCTGATGCAGATGATGTCAGTGGAATGTCTGCAAGTAAACTCAGAGGATATGCAGAAGCAGGTGACTTTGATAATTTCAAACTAGGTGTTCCAACAAAGAATAAAGGATTGATTCAGAAACTTTATAACGATATCCGTAAAGGAATGGGTATTGCAGAATCAACACTACCACACTACATGGTAGAAGATTTGATAGACGAGGGTGTTTACGACCCAGGCACCTTTAAAGCAGTTTTCCTAATGGGTGGGCCAGGCAGTGGTAAGTCAACAGTTGTGAAAAAACTAGGGTTGACTGCACTTGGTTTAAAAATGGTCAACACTGATAAAGCATTCGAAACAGGATTAAAGAAAGCAGGATTAGGATTAGATTTAAGAAACATGCCTGCAGATTTACGTGACCCAATTAGAAAACGTGCAAAAGATATCACCAAAAAGAATATGGATTCATATATCAACAACAGACTTGGAATGATATTTGACACTACAAGTGCCGATTCAAACAAGATTAAGAACTACAAAAAAATGTTAGATAAAATCGGATACGAATACAAAATGATATTCGTTAGTGCAAGTCTTGAAAATGCACAAAAGAGAAATGAAATGCGTGCAAGAAAATTACCACCTGAAATAGTTAAAAAGGATTGGGAAGCTTCTAGAAAAAATGCAGATTTATTTAAATCTATGTTTAAAAAAGATTTTGTTGAAGTGACAAATGACGATGATATTGGAACACTAGAGAAGAAAGCAAACAAACTCTATGCAAGACTATTAGGTTGGTCTACTTCATTCCCTAATAACAAACTTGCACTTGCATGGAAACAAGCAGAGTTAGACGCAAAAAGGTCATAAATAGTAGTATGTTAGAAGATTTAAGAGAAAAATTACGTAAAACTCAACAGGATAAAGATATCGAGGGCAAGAAAGGTTCTCAACCTAAGAAGTATTACGCAAAAGACGCTGACGGAGACGAAATGTCTAAATCTACAAAAGACAAACGTGCAGCTCATTTCCAAAAAAACAAAGACAAAGAAGGTGAGGACGCATTCAAACCAGCACCAGGCGATTCACAAGCAGATACAAAACCTTCACAACACACTAAAAAGTATAAGAAAATGTTCGGAGAAGGTGCAGCCGATAAATCTTTACAAAAGAAAGCAGATAAGAGTGGAATGCCTGTAGGTATTCTAAAACAAGTCTACAAACGTGGAGTTGCAGCTTGGAAAGGTGGTCACAGGCCAGGCACTACACCCGAACAATGGGGACATGCACGCGTTAATTCTTTTGTGACTAAATCTAAAGGAACATGGGGTGGTGCAGACCAAGACCTTGCAAAGAAAGTTCAAGGTAAATCAGAGTCAATCGAAGAAGCAGTTGATATCAAAAAGGCACTTAAGAAAGTTAAAGGTCTTACTAGAAAACAATTAGAAGTGTTATCAACAATGAACACTACTCAGATATCAGTTGTTGTCAATCAATTATCTTCACTTGTTATGAGTGAAGCAATAGAAGAAGGTAAACTTGTCACTGATTGGAGAAGTATCTTAGAATACATTTTCAAAAACATAATGAAAATGGTTGAAAAAGAATATGAAAAGAATCCCGAAAAGGGAGTCGGAATGATTAACCAGTTAGGTTCATATGTTAAAATGAAAGTCACTGATAAGAAACAAGAGAAAGGAAAACTATTCCTAAAGTTTGGTGATAACATACAAGAAGACGCTGCAGTTGACGCTGCAAATCTAAAAGCAAAACAGGTCGAAGAACTTGAGAGATTAAAGAAAAGACACGAAGAAGAGTTAGAAGCACTTACTGATAGACACGAGAGAGAAACAGAGAAGGTCAATCAACAAAAAGAAAAAGAAACACTAGACAAACAGATTCAATCAAAACGTGATGCAGAAAGAAAGGCTGCAGAGAAACAAAACACAAAAGAAGAAAGAGATTATAAAAAAGAGTATGCAGATTATCACTCTAAACCCGAACAAATCAAAAGACGTGCAAAAAGAAATGAAGCACGTAGAAGTCTCAAAGATAGAAAAGACATAAAAGGAAAGGACGTTCACCATAAAGATAACAATCCTATGAATAATGATAAGTCTAATCTTTCAATTGTATCACAAAACTACAACAGAAAGGAACCAAGACTAAGAAAATTGAAAGAGAAAGGACTACTTCCAAATGGCAGGAAATAAACACGACAACGGAGTTCACGAACAGGGAACAGACGAAACAGTAAAAGCATATCAAGAAGATACGCCTGGTCAAAAAGTAGAGAAATACGTCAAAGAGAATCAAAAAGCATATCATAATTCAAAGAAAACATTCTCTCAAATTGCAATAAACGAAACACTAGATACACTTCAACAGGAAAAAACTAACATACTCGATAATCCATTTCGTTTGGGTTCAACGATGTATTTTGAGACAATTAATGAAGTCCGTAGATTAGTTGCAGAAGACCGATACAAACTTACAGAAGTTGATAAGAACATTTTAGATACAGATATAGGGGAATTCGAAGTATATGAAGGGGAGTTAGTTCCACTTGATTGTCCACAATACGAATTATTAGAAGAAGAAGAACCCGAACTAAACAAACCAAAAGCAGGTGGCCCTAAGAAATACTATGTATATGTTAGAGACCCACAAACTAAGAAGATTAAAAAAGTCACATGGGGAGACACTACAGGTCTCAAAGTGAAACTCGGAAACGAGAAAG